TTCAAGGTTTATTCCATATGGCACTACTACTGCTCCCTTATGGTCGAAGTCGGATACAGTTTCCACTACCATATTTCGTGCATCCTCATCAAGGTAAGTGTTCATCTTATCCTCGTTACCCATAGTAACTACTACAAGATTACTATTCTTATAAACAGTTAAAGTCATAAGTTCCTTGAGTTTTCTCTTGTACATCACATCATCTAGTACATTAACTACAAGACTATGACCTATTCCATCTCTCTCAAGGTATTTCATATGAATTACCTCGGATGGTTCAAAGTTTATCTCAACCTCTTCGGAGGATTCGTTCTTCAACTCATCGAATTTCCTGCGAAGCCAACCATTATTAGTCTTCGCATTCTTCTGAATAACTTGCTTGTAACCTAATAATTCTTCATCAGAGTCATATATCTCCATAATATTATAGGATTCTCCATCCCATTCAAGCCATCGTGGACATATATGATTCTCCTTGACTCGTAAGTTCATAAAAGCTTGACCATCAACTGCCCCTTTCCAAAACATCTCATCAATAATCTTATTAATATTCCAGTAATCCTCATCCATCTTCTTGATGTGATTAACTGCCTCTTCATTATCACCAATAATCTCGAAATGAGTATTGGATTTCACCATAATATCCAGTAGTACACCGTGGACTTGTGGGTCTCGTGTGGCATACCTGCAGTTCCTTACTGTCCTATTAATATGGCTTGGGGTTATCTCGTAAAGGTCTTTCCCACTTGGATTATCAGGTTCTTTAGCACTTATATCTGCCAATCTGACCTCGTTAGGATAACTGTTGCGAACCTCTCGTTGTCTGAACCCATATATCCTATCAAAAATTCCCATATATTCATCTCTCCATTTTAGTATCCATAGATTGTAGCCTTTTCAGGCATACTTCGTTCAGGGCTTAAGATTCCAACAGTACCATAAACACAATAACCAAGAGCATCCATACTATGGTCATTGTATTTTATCGGCTTATCAATAGCATTGCCATCCTTATCCCTTTGATAGCAATAATTCTCAATCTCCTTAATAGTATTCACACACTTTGGGCTTATGTGGAGCTTAACTGATTTGGTGGCATTAATCTTCGCATTAACATCCTTGATTCCACCAACCATATTGTAACCATATTCATTGAATTCTTGTATTCGGTCAGGCTCTGCCTTATCACCATAAACAGTATCAAGGTTGCTTGGGTTGAGATTATTCCTCTTCAACATCTCATTAACCTTGCCGATGAATTGGTAATTTATAAGGTTTCGCTCGTAAACCTCATCAATAACATAAGCTTCATTATCCAACCAACCAACCAATAAGAAACAACTTGGGTTGTTGAAACCAAAATCAGAACCTCCAGTATAATACTCGAAACCCCTACTGGATTCCTTGATATCCCAGTTCTGATAAATAATATCACCAACCAAGCCCCACTTACCAAGTGTTAATCGTGCATAAGTATCATAATCAAACTTCTTCCTATCCTCTGCCATTTGAATATAATTCTCATCAACAAAAGGATTCTCTGTGTAATGGAAATGGACAACACAAGCCTTTTCATCTTCAATCTTATGAAATCTTTTATAAATCCAATGAGATTGCATTTCAGGGGTAACCACTAACAACAATTGTCCATAATCCTCTTGAGTCGCCTGACCCCTAATCCTTGAATCCAATTCCATAAAGATATCCTTATCAATCTCCTCGGCTTGTTCAACATAAATATAATCCATATTCAATGAACGAATCTTCCTCATATCATCCAAAGCCCTGAATATGATGGTTGTACCATTAGGGAAAGTCATAACACCCTCGGTCTTATTCTCCTGATAAGGCAACTCATACTTATCCAATAATTGCCTGATTTCCAACCAAGCAGTCTGTTTCAAAGATGGTAAGGTCAACCTAAAAACACCAATCTTCGCATTCTTATGAGTGAAAGCATACAATAACACCTTATGACAAGCAAACAAAGTTTTTCCAGAGCCTCGCAGAACCCTCAACAACTAAATAACGATGCTTATCATTTAGGTATTGGGCTTGTTTTTCTGACAATTTCCATTGAATTGTAACCATAGGGTATTCACCTCCTATTAGATGCATTTAAATTCTAAAACTTCATTAGGATGATTATCCATCCACCAATTAATCAACTTATAAGGGTCTGTACTTCTCTTGACTACACTTCCATTCACTCTAATACAATAATTCTGCATATTCCGAATAGAACCATTTTTAACAAGAGTGGCATACTTATTAGTGTTTGAGGCATCAATTTTAGCCCTAACTTTCTTACCCTCTTCAGTCTGATAAAACTTCTTCAAAGAGGAGCTAATTCTCTTTTTAGTCTGCTTTCCCTCTTCAGTAGAATAATATTCTAAAGATTTTTCACTCATTGACTTGGCAACATTTTCATCTTCATAATATAACTTCAAAGAGTCACTAATCCTTTTTTTAACAGATTCTCCTTTTTCAGAATTATATAATTCAATTTTAGAAGCCCTCATCTTCTCTTTAGTTTCCTCTGAAAACTCCTTATTCAAATTGCCACCATATTCAAGATTATAACCATTATCAACAGAGTCAAAAAACCAAATATAAAATCTTTCTAAAAAATCTAACTCTTGAGGACTGTCGGCAATATCTATAACCTCATTATGAATATTTTCAGATCCATAATGCCTAATCGCCCTTGCTATTTTGTAATGATAATAAGAGTCATACTTGTTTAAAGAAGATGTGTCCTCTTGCCTCCATCTCTTTTCAGGTTTTTGTCTTGTTTGTCCGATATAGCATTTCTCACTTGGAAATGTCCTCTTATAAATACAACCATAACTCATATTAATCAGAAAAATTTAATCCTCTTCTAGGTTCTTCCTATCCTCTTCACTCATCTTATGCTCGGATTTAGTACTGGTAATCTCAATCTTAAACTCCTTATCAGAAGCGACATCAACTCTGTCTTTCCTACCCCATCTTTCAGGGTTCTTCCTTTCCAATAACCAAGCAAGGGCAGTCCAATTCCTCTTATCGAAACCGATATCATAGATACCCTCTGCAATAACAGTTTCAGCCTTTCTCTCGGCTTCCCTTAACTCTGCAAAAAAACTAACATAAGGCTCTTTACCCTCTCTAGCCTTGGTTCTCCAATAAGTCAAAGTAGATGGATTAATACCACAAGCCTCACAACTAGTACTGATATAATTGCCCTTTTCAATCATAGACAAAAGCTTCTGTTTAAGGATAGGTTCTTTAATGAATAATGGGGGCTTCTTCCCCTGAACCATATTCCTCTCTTCAATCTTATTATCATCATCATTAGTCATAATAAATCACAATATCCTCAATAATCCCTCAACAATCAACAAAGCAACACCAACAATGACACCAGTATAAATAGTACTCCTGATGCCCAGTTCTGTGGATTCGTTCTCATTCATCAACTCGACCCTTAACTTCTCCTCGTGCAACAAGGTAGTTAACTCATTAATCGCCTTGGTATTATTGACTCGCTCCTCATTCAAGGTACTGTTCAGATTATTCAAAGCATCAGTATTCTCACCTAAAGCATCCTTGATTTCCCTTATTTCATTGAAGAGTGTCCTGTTCTCTGATTCCAGTTTGGTTACACGATTATTCAAGTCAAGATGGTCATAAAAAGTTGGACTACTCTTCTCCATCCAACTCCTCTGAATCATCAATATCAATTAAGTCCTTGTATTCAGGATGGTAAATATCCAGTAATGCGATTATTATCAATATTGCTGCACTCACTATCGCAGTTGCCAAGTTAGGATCAAGACTAATGCCAAGCATAGTTGCAATGGCGACTAATATTAATCCTAAATCGCTGATTAATGTTGTTAATCTTCCTTTATCCATTCTCTTCTGCACTCTCCAAAAAATTAATTCTCCCTCGCCCCCCATCAATATATAGGGTGTATGTGTGGTGGGGGGAATATTGGGAGATGATAAAAAATATAATTATGATGGGGGGGTCATCGGTGAAAAAATAATAACCCAAAAAATTTATAGTAATCAATCATCGCACAAGACAATAAGTTGGTACATTCAGGATAACCACACTATTGTTAGGCATCATACGAACATTAATCAGAGCCAACAAAAAAAATCAGAGAAAACCAAAAAATCAGATACCAAAAATCCCAACATCTTCAATACCCCCCCCCCAAATATACAAAAATTTTTCCGAAAAAAAAATTAAGTTTCCGCCGAAAAATAGCGATAGTCAAACCTTGCATATCGGTTTACATACTCCAAACAAGAAAATAAGCACCATACCATCATTTTCAATCCATCGATATGCTCAACATTACACCAAATTTACTCAACATTTACCAAAAATCTGCAACAAAAAGGGTAAAAAATGCAACAAAAGGTCTAATTTACTCAACACGAAAAATGGTGTAGATTAAATCTACACTTGTATGGTGTGCTATATGCCCCAAAACATACCAATACTCCATTAAAGTACAATTTCAAGTGTAAAGTGTACGAAAAGAAAAACCTTACACATCGAAAAAGACAACCATAAATAATAAAAAAATAGTCAATATTGAAGAAAACAAGAATATTCAATACCCCAAATAAAAAACCCCCCCCCCCAGTTTTTATA